TCACTCTATATCTTTTTTTTCTTATTATATATATATATATATATATTTATATATTTTTAATAAAAAATATATAAATAATGTAGCACTTGGAGCACTTTCTTATTTATATCAACAAAAAATTAATATAAATATAGCACTTAATCGAGCACTGATGTAGCACTTAGAAATTTAATCGAGCACTTAAAAATTAAATTTTAATTCACCCATTAGCTTTCCTTCTAATTTTTAATTTACCATTTGTTTTATAAGTTTCAAACCCAAGAGCTTCTAATTTGTGGGAAAATCTTTTTTTACTTAATGCACCATAACCACTTTCATTACAAAACATGGTGTAACAAACATAAATCTTGGCGAAAGTATCATTTTTGATGTCATTTAAAATAAAATCTTCTCCATACTCTTCAATAAATAATTTAACATTATCAGATTCAGTTAAATATCTATCTGTAAGCTCCTTAACAAGTTCACTCTTGGTAAGCTCTCCACCATTAGCTATAATTCTTTTCATTCCATTCAAGCCCCTATTAAGTATTCTTGATTTAGCAGCTGGTGTTGATAATTTTTGGTCAATTTTCATATCTATAGTTTTTACAACTGCATCACAAGGAAAACATATAACTCTTCTAGCTATTCCACCAGATTTATCTTTGAAATTTGGCATTTCATTACAAGTAAAAATTAAAGTTGCAACAGATTTCATTTTTATTGGGTTTTCATACAATGCTCTACAAAGTATTTCATTTCCTGCTGCAAGAGTTTTAACTGCTCTTGACTTTTCTATAAGTGAAGCATCTATATCATCTCCACAGTTTACCAGTTTTCCATTTATTGCAAATAAGTTTTCAGATCTATCAAATTCTTCCAAAGCTACTGAGCTATGTAATTCTCCAACAAAGTTAGATATCATATTTAATGTTGTTGATTTTCCATTTTTTCCACTATTTGCAACAAAGAAAAATACATGATGCGGAAAGCTAGAAGTCATTAAAATATGTCCTAACATTTCTTCAAATAACATGATTAAACTTTTATCATAGTTACAAAACCACTCAATATAATCATCGACATCTTTACATTCTGCATCAGGATCATAAGCTACATCTAAATTAAATGGTGTAAATACTGTATCCATATGTAAGATGTCAGCTCCATCCAATATAAATCCATTGTTTAATTTTATTGGATAATTATTATTGTTAGGCTCGATATCTGCTATTTTAGTTAATTGATGCAGAAGTTCATTATCCTGTGATTTTTTTAACTTTAAATTCATCTGTTCTAATATTTCTCTTAAAATATTATTTGTTCCATCGTTTCCAACATATGTCTTTTTTCCATCTTTATCTTCTTTAAGAAAATAGAATCTACCATTATAAATTTTTAACTGAAACAATTTTTTAACATATTCTGCAACAGCAAATATATCTAATTTCTTATTTCCTTTTTCATCAGAATAATATAATTCTATTTCTTCAACATCTGATTTTTTGAAAGCCGATAAAATAGTGGGTTTTAATTCATCATCTGTCAATGGAGTTTTAAACACTTTACTATTTATGAAGTCAGCGAGTTCTATTATATTTTCTTCAAGTACATTGTTATCTTGCAGTATTTTTATATGCTTATAAATAGCTTGATTTCTTCCATCACCATCATCCAATCCAAATAAATTATATTTAGCAGCTGGGATAGGGTATAAAGCTATAGGTAAAATAGCTAAATTATCAACTGTGGTATCGTTTAAAATCGTTCTGACAACTCCGTTGACCTTTACCTTAGCCGATGATTTTTTCTTTCCAAATCCTGTCTTATAATCAACATTTAAACCACAATAAGTCATAATGTTAATATTGTTATGTAATTTTAATCCTTTTGGAATCTTATAGTATAAGTGAGCTCCACGAGTAGTCTTTATTGCTCTAGTTGGATATTTATTTAGTATTTCTTTCCATAAATAATCAACATGATCAAAGTCGACTACTACAACATCTTCTGGAACTAAAAAGGCAGCATCTGATATTTTAGATATGTCATAAACAAAATCATCAAATGATGTTTTGGGCTTGCTTGTCCCAGGTTCTAACTCTATGTATTTTGGTTTAGTTCCCATGATACCACCTTTCTATCTGTGAATTTGTTCTTCTCTATCAATTTTCTATAATAGTCTAAATCTAAAATACTTTTGTCTAACTTTTCAATTTCTTCATTGTGAATATAAACTCTATCTGCTGAATTTGGAATCTTAGAACGTGTCTCAACTTCATCTTTTATTTTTACTTTATAAATAGAACCATATTCTTTTTTCCAAGTTGCAAATATTCTATTAACTTTTTGTAGTTCAATAGATTCACCATTTATAACTGTTTCTACATGATGAAATGTTCCACCCATTTTGGCTACTTGCTGAAATGGCATTAAATTATTTTCTTTTATTAAAGATAATATAAATCTATCTACTGGAATATCATCCATGTAATAAGCCTTTAAGGCCATATCTATGATTGTGAGATTATTTTTATCAAAACTTCCGCCATTATGGTTTGCAAATAATCCTTTTCCTTTTAATTTATACCCATCTTTGGTCTTAACTTTTAAGATGTAGTTATTAACATCTCTTTGAGCTATTTTTACTGCATAGTCATAGTCTAAATTTAATCCATAATTATGCTCCCATTCTTTACATAACTCTATAATTTTTGGTAAATCATTTTCTTCATAAGCTAACAATATTCCATCTGTATTGCTCTGAATTATTTTTGAATAATCTTTAAGAGATACTATTAAATCTGTTAATAATAACTGCCCATTTATACAAATATTATTACTCATAACAGGATCATATAAATCATTGAACTCTGATTTTAAAGCTCCAAATGTTGAGTTTAAAAGTATCTTATATATTTGTTGTTTTGGATCTTTATTTCTTTTGTATTCCATTCTAGTATCATATAAGTTTTTATATAGTTCAGGATGCTCGGAAGCTCTAGACATAAAATTAAAATTAATAATCATGCTAGGATAATAACTTCCAACATCGACCATTAGCATGTCACCTTCATAGAATAAATTAGGTCTTGCTGCATGCAGTCCACCAAAAGCATAAGTATGATCTACTCCACATAAGTTATATATTAAACTTTCTTTTTCCAGTTCTTTAAAATCTTCACCAGCCAGAAATCTTTTTTGAATATCATCATAAAAATCTAAAATTGGCTGCGGGATATTCTCTTTTCTTAACTTATTGGTTATAGTGAATAACATTCTATCTTTGTTTAACCTTGCTTGTGTGGGTAATTTAGATTTATTACATTGTAAAACTTTAGCTGCAAGGTTTGCTCTTGTTTTTTTAGAATCTAACTTGGATAAATTAAATTCTTTGCAGATGTCAATTTTAGATTCAAAGTAATCTTTTCTATATTTAAATACTTTCTTTGTAGTCTCTACGTCATGTCTACAATACTTAATCACTTCCATTAATTCAATATCTGTTAATGATCTATCTAAGTTAAAAGAAATTGGTGTTTCTACTATGTTCATACCCATATTACTCTCTATTTCTTTTAAACTTACACCTGGCGGAAGCTCTTGCTTAGTATCGTAAGTTGGCAATTGATTAGCTATCTTTTTATAAAAGCTTGTATTTTCACCATTTATTATTTTTTGAGATAGTTTATATACTTCTCCTGGTGTCATATTTCTTGATATTATTCCTGCTAAAATCAAATCATCATAGTTATGATTGTTGAATCCAATTAAGCAGTTTATATTTTTCATTGTCTTTTTTAATAGCTCTGGATCATTGTGTATTATTATTTCTTCGTCTTGAGTAGTTATTATGACAACTAACCAATCACACATAAAAACTTCAAAGTCATAAAATCCAACTATATCACTTCTCATTTATTTATCCTCCTTTCATAGAATATTGAGGGAGAGTTGAACTCTCCCTTTTATTTTTTTCCTATTATTCTTGGAAAATAAACTTGAATTTTTGAAATTCTTTTTTAGTTGTCAATTCTATAACTACATCTTTTCCAATAAGTTCATCATTTAGTCTTTGTGCCAAAGCTACCTCGTTTGCAAAGTCTAAAGATGTTAATGCTTCTCCTGTTAAGTTATAAATTATATTTATAAACTTTTTTAAATTCATAGCTGCCATTTTTCCACTAAAGTATACATTTGCAAAATACTTTTTGTTTTCATTTATTAAATTTACTGTAAATGAAAACCATTGCGTACCTTTTTCATTTTCCTTGTATTCAAGTCCTTCTATAACTCCTTCATAAACTCCATCGGCCACAGAGAAATCTGTTTCTTTGTCTCCTGCTTTCCAATCTTGTGCCTCTAATTCTGCCATAATATCTGCTATACTCATTATTTGTTACCTCCATCTTTATTTATATTATTTGTGTTATTTACATTTTCATTTTTTGTTGATGCTACTTGTTTAATAGCTGGTTTTATCTCAAAAACACCTTTTACTGTTTTTAAAATTGCTAAAATCTTTTTATCTTTTATATCATCTTCTTTGTAAGCTTCTCTTTTGTTAGTGCATATTCTAATGTAATTGCTTCCAATCTTTTTAGTTTGGATTGAAAAATCACATCTACCCATACAAGCGTTCAATGCTTTTTGTCCTAAGCTAGGAGCTTGATACATTGTTTGCCCATTATTTTCTGATTTTTCTATTGAATGAGATATAAAGATTACATTCATATTCATTTGAGTTAATTCAATCATTAACTTCTTCCATACTGCATTGAATTTAGCATAGCCTTTTCCAAATGGGATATCCGCTAATGATTCAACTTTAGCTGCTTCACATATATGAATTGTTAGCATAGTTTCAATATCATCTATCAAATCTATAATTACAGTCTTATATGTATGTTTTTCAGTTTTTAGAGCTTCTATAACTTCTGCAAACTCTGCAAAGGTTTTAATTGCAACAGATGGAGTATTTACTTTTGTAGCATTTCCATCAGTGTTAATTATTAATGGACTATCAAATTCTCTTGCTAAATAAGTCTTTCCTGACATTGATTCACCCCATATCAAGAAGCTTTTTGGTGTAATGTCTGCTATTTTTGGTTCGTTTACTGGTAATTTAATCATTTTATCCTCCTTATAATCCAAGTGCAGCAAGTGCTGACTTTTTACTATTATCAATATTTTTATTACTTGTTATTTCTTCCTTAATTTCTTCCACTATGTTTTTATCTGCTCTAACTGTTATTTTTACATAACCTTTTTTGTTACTAACTTTCGTATATTGTTCTGCTATTTCAGGCATCTCTTCTTTTAATTTTTTAGAATCAATAGTTTTTGTTGTAGTAGGATTTACTTTTGTAATCATAAGAGTATCGGTAACTATTGTTTTAACTCCTACATTATCCATTAATCCATATAATATTTCCCTTTGAGTTTTAGCTTCTTTTTCCATTTCACTAAGTCTGTTTAATTCTTTTTCTAGAACTGATAATTTGTTAATGGTATTGTTGTACTCTACTAAATTATCTCCAAAATAAAACTCTTGTTCATTCATCTCTGGATTTTGTTTTAATCTTTCAACATCAATCCAAAATTTCTCTGCTTTAGATAATATTTGTTGTATTAATTTATCGTCTCTTTTTATTTCCATGACTGAAATTCTTTCAGGATCAAAGTTTTGATTGAAGTAATCATCTGTGTATTGTGTTTCATAATTTAGTCCACTCCAGAAGTTCTCTGGTCTTTTGTATTGAACTAAATAACCTTTTTCAACATTGAATTGAAACATATACATTTGCATTTGTAATATGTAATCATATACATCTTCATATGTTGTTTTGTCTCCAGCATTGGTTTTAATTTCTAGTAATAATCCTGCTTCTTTATCTAATCCATCACAATTAGATCTAAGTCCTAACTCTTCGTTAATGTTTGTATTTTCTTTAAATTTAAGCTCATAGATACTATTGATATAATCTCTGATTTGTGGTTCTAATAATTGACCATATCTAGTGTATTCATTTCCTTTAAATGCTGCAGGGATTACTCCAGCTTTTTCTCTAGCTAATGTAAAGCAATCTTTGAAAGGACTTACATTAAATAAAGCTGGCAAATCACTCCCACCAAGGTATTTATTTCTATTTTCTGTCACATTCTCTCCTGGAATATGTGATATTAATTTTTCTTGTTCCATTCATATCCTCCTAAATCTTCTAAACTTAATAACTTATCTACAAAGTCTTTTTTGTCATCTAACCTTGTATAAACCTTTTCTTCTATTGTCCCTATTCCAATGTACTTATAAACTGTTACTTTGTTTTTTTGACCTATCCTATAAGCCCTACCGATGGCTTGTTCATAGTCTTGATAACTCCAAGTAGGACTAAAGAATATTACTTCTGAATTATATTGAAGTTCTATACCTGCTCCTCCTGCTTGAATCTGCACAAGAGTGGTTTTGTTTTTTAGATTTTTAAAATCTTCAAACTTAGGTATTTTACTTAGTGAGCCACTGACTTCATAATCTACTTTTATTAATTCCTTTATAGCTTCAGCTTCTTTTTTAAAGTTATAGAAAATTAAGATGTTTGAATCTGTTGATTCTCTGAACTCTTTTAAGTATTCTAGTTTTTCATTAAATCCAGCATACTGTCTAAGTCCAGCTATAAATTTTGGAGAACTATCATATAATTCATCTCCTAAAACTCTATCTTTTTTTATAGTGATATATTCATCGCCAGCTGCAAAATACTTTTCTTCAAACACTAGATCTGGTAAATCTATACAATCATTTTTATTAAGTGCTACACTACTTATAGCCTTCCAGCACTTATCAATGTATTCTGTGTTCTTCCAACCAACTATTTCAGAAAAGCCCATGTAGTTCATTTTCTTTATAGCATTAGATTTCTCATAAGCATAACCACTAGCATATATTCCAAATATAGCCATATAATTACCTAGATCTTGATATCCATTTGATGCTGGTGTCGCACTGAGTAGACAAAATCCATAAGAGGATTTGCATAACTTTAAAGCTAGTTTGCTTCTTTGAGATTTTTTATAATTTTTAATGTAGTGGCATTCATCAAAAATCAAATAAGTATCCTTGTTTCCTTCCACATGTTTTAATCTGCCGTAACTAATAACTTCATAATCTATATTTGTTCCATAGTATTTATTGAAATTACTAATTTCTCTATCCCATCCACCTTCTTTAACTTTCTGAGCTGGTGCTATTATAATTAATCTTTTACCTTGTGCATGCTTCCAGTAATGATGGATTGATAATATTGTCTTTCCAGTTCCAGTTCCTAATGGATATATATAATTTTTTAAACTTTTATCCAGTAAGTCTTTTTGATATTGATATAGCATCATATCAACCCACCATCTTTTAATATTTGCCAAAACTCTTCCATATTGTGAGCTACTCCAACCAATCCGCCACTATCTTTTATCTTTTGTATTTGAGCTTTTTGTAACTCTGAAACAATTCCACCATCACTTCTTTTAACTTCTATAGCTACAAATTTACCATTTATACAAGCTATAATGTCAGGTACTCCTGTTTTTTGAAATGCTCCACCGTGTACTTTAAAATACCAGTGATTATTTTGTTCCAACCATTTTTTTATTTTATTTTCAACTTGTTTTTCTAACATTTTCAATCTCCTTTATTCATATATTTTTGAATCCATTCCTTTAAATAAAGAAGATTGTTCTAATTTAATCTTTGCTTTTTCTTCTTCTAATGTTTCTAGATTTAGTTTAGCTTGATTAAAATATGCTTCTTTTAATTCAATTCCTAAACTTCTTCTATCCATTTCTAGTGCCATATATTGAGTGCTTCCAATTCCCATAAATGGATCTAAAACTATATCATTTGGATTAGTCCATAGTTCTATACATCTCGCAATTACATCAAGTTGTAACGGACATATATGTCTTTCATCTTCTTCCGATCTTGCTTTAGTTCTATTCAAAGTATTTGTTTGTCTAATATCCATCCATACTGGGTTAGCATATCTTCTCCATACTTGGTGAGAATAAATAGGTAATTCATTATATTTTTCTTTATTTTTTACTTTTTCAGGATCAGGTTCTGGTCTATCTCCTTTTATTCCTTCTGGTTCGTTCTCTCCATAAAATCTAGTAAGACCTTCAGGGTGTTCTATTCTTTCAGGATTTTCTCCATCTTTTCTAAATGTAACAATATAATCGGGTAAACCATTTCTACATAAACTTGAATCTTTACATAATTGTTTATGCAGTAATCCTAGAGCTTTTGTTCTTGTTGCTTCAACTAATGGATCTTTATATATTGTTACTTTTGAATGATATATAAATCCAGCATCTTGGAACAATCTTATTATTTCCCCTGGAAAATCTTTTAATCCAATTACTCCATCTTTTGACTTCATCATAGGTAAATCCATACAATGAATGCTTACTAATCTCCCAGGCATAAGAACTCTATGCAATTCTTTAATTAAAAAATTAAAATGTACATAAAATTCATCATCATTTTTACTATTTCCCATATCTCTATCACTATTTGAGTAAGTATATAAACTCGCAAAAGGTGGACTAAATATAGAATAGTGAATTGAATTATCTGGTATTCCTTGAATCACTTCTACACTGTCTCCATGATATATTGAATATTTATCTTTTATTATTTGATTTAGAACGTTCATTTTATCCTCCAATTTTTAATTTAACGTTTTCATTTCTTCCCAGTTAGGTAGCATCATTTCTGTTTGTGGTACATATTCTGTTACTATTCTAGATGTTGAATGTAATTCTTTTTGTGTTATTTCTTTAGTTAGTTCTACCATTTGAGATTGCATATATTTTGCATCTTCTTCTTTTCTAGCAATATTTTCTTTAACTGTTCCTTCTTTTGCTGAAAGAATTATGTAAACATTAACTTCTTTTGTTTGACCAAATCTCCAACATCTCCTAATAGCTTGATAATATTGCTCATAACTATCTGATAATCCAACAAATATCATATTGTTACACTGCTGCCAGTTCATTCCAAAACCAGCTATTGATGGTTTTGTAACCAATGATTTTATTTCATTATTTGAAAATTTAATCATTGTTTCAGCTTTATATTTTGAGTTATCTGAGCCTTTTACCTCATAACTATCATTTATATACTCTTTTAATTTAGCTGATTCATCATTTAAACTACACCATACTAACCATTGTTCGTTTGAACTATTAACTATATCAGCAGCTTTTTGACATCTCACATCTAACGTTTCACGTCTTACATTTCTTCTTTGTGTAAGAGTCAATTTATCGTTATAAAATTCATCTCCATCAGCTATAATTTCAAATATATTTAATTTTGGTAATGTATATCCTTCTATTTCATAACCTAGATTATTTGGATTATCTATAAATACACACCAACCAGCCATCCATTGCCAAAATATTTTATCAGCATGTCCTTTCAATCTCCATTTTGCAGTATCTCCACCATCATGGATAAAGTACATTGAAAGCATTTCGTTTCTTGTCATTATTCCTAAGAATTCAGCATGATTTCCAAGTTCCATATAATCGTTTGGTGCTGGTGTTGCTGTACAAGCTAATTTAAAAGGACAGTGTAAAAAGTTTTCTATTATTTGAGTTCTTATTTTTCCTGTGAAACTTTTTAATATAGAACTTTCATCTAAAACTATTCCTCCGAATTCATTGGCCACAAACTTATCTAACTTTTCATAATTAGTTATATTTATTCCTGGAACTACATCTGATTGACTTTCACAAATATTTACATTTATTCCAAATGTTTCTCCTTCATGTTTTGTTTGCATTGATACGGCTAATGGTGCTAAAATTAAAACATTTCTTCCTGTGTGTTCATATACTTTATTAGCCCATTCAAGCTGCATAATTGTTTTACCTAATCCACAATCTGCAAATATTGCTGCTTTTCCTTTTTTTAAAGCCCATCTAACAATATCTTTTTGAAAATCATATAGATTCTGATTTAACTCTTTTTTATCAATATCAAATCCACTACTTATGATTGAAGTAGATTTATTGAATATAAACTCATTGTATTCTTGCATAATCATCTCCTAAAATTTATTTAACAGCTGTATTAATAGTTCAGCCAATCTTATTTTTTCACTCACTTTTACACTATTTTTAAAATCTTCTAAAAGTGAATCTATCATTTCATTAACTATTTCGATTTTTTCATCATTTTTATTTATAACTTGTGTTTTAAGAACAACCCAAGAACCTTTTACTTCTTTTATCCAACCGTTATTTTTAAATCTAAGGATACATTTTTTAACAGCTTCATAGTCTTCATTTAGATATTCGGCTATTTGTTTTCTGGATTTGTTAGGGTATTCTCTCAAACATTCTAAAACTTCCCATCTGTTTATCATTATTCACCTCTTGAATTTTTAATGAATTCGAGATATAATTTAGGTGAAACATTACCTAAATATTTTCTCTTAAACATCTGTATTTGTTTGGTCACTTACTACAGATGTTTTTTCTTTTTTATATGCCGCTAATATGCTAGCTATTACCAACGCTAATTTCTTCATAATTCTTCTCCCTTGTGCTTCTCAAACCAATCTGCCAACTTATCTTTAATCACTAAGTGCTTCACACCAACTTTTATGTAGGGGAAATCTGAGTATTCTCTTGCTATTTGTTTCAACTTTTGTAATCCTATTCCTGTAAGTTTTGCTGCTTCTGGCATTGTTAACATCATTTTTTCAGTCATCTTAATCTCTCCTTTCTAATTAATTTTTGCTGTAAGTTGTGCAACGATATCCATTAGAGCATTTTCGTAGAATGTAAAATTGTTGCATCTAACATCATCAGTTTTAAAACCTATAATTTCATTTCCATCAGTATCTAAGAAATGTTTTATTTCAGGAGATATCAAAACCCGACAGATGTCATCTCCTTTATTCATAACTACATATCCTAGATACTCATTAGTTATATTGTTAAAAGTTATAACTATTCTGTGATTTTTAAACATAATTTCTTTTACAGATAGCTTTCCTTTTACTATTTTCATTCTGCACCTTCTTCCCATATAAGCCCTTCAAAGTCATACAACTCTATGTACTTCATGTACGCCCCAAAAATGACTTTAAATAACCATACAGTTTTATATTTAATTACATCTAAAAGAGTTGCTTTTTTACTTTCTTTCAAAAGTTCTCTTGCTGCTATTTCGCTTCTAGTCATTTTCTCCCTCCCATAACTCTAAAATTTGAATAATAGCTAATGCCCTTTTTAAGCTCAGTCCTTTTAATTCATTTCTACCCCAATACTTATCTAAAATTTTGTTGCTTAGCATAATGACCTCCTTAATCTTCATAAAAATAATATCTTTCAGCATATTTATTATCCCAAGATGCTTTTGTAATCGCTTTCATTTTTAAGATTCCAATAAAATAATTATCTAGCCAATTTATGTCTGTGTCTAACAAGAACCCCCATTCTGCTGCTCTCGAACAACTTCCAGTATAGCTGAAACAAATACTTTCTTTTTTTCTTTCGTTGTACTGCTCTATGCTGTAAACAGCTCTTTTTATTAAGTCTTTATGAACTATAACTCTTTTCTTTTATTTTCTCTTTTTACTAATGTTTCTAATTTTATTTTTCTCATTTTCATTCCTCCTTATAAATACTCTCTTAATTTATCTAGTATAATTTCTTTAAATCTTTCAACAGTTATAAGTTCACCATTTTCTGTTTCTGCATTTTTATATATCATAAATGTTTCAGAAAATTCAGTACACCATCCACTACCTACTTTATTTAAAACATCCTGGTATAATTCAGATTTACAAACTTCTTCATACACTTCTTTTTTTTCTTTATCTGTTAAATTTTTCCAGAATTTCATTTTTATCCTCCTTTAATTTTCTTGAGTATTCTCAAGTTATTCAGCAAAAAAAATTTCAACCATCTCAGAAACGCTAATCTGTAGAATATCTTTCATCTTTGATGTTTCTTCGATAGTCAAAGTCTCTCCAATTTCATTATTTAATTTAAAATTAATAGTAGCTGGATTCTTGCCCATTAATTTCGCTAGCTCCTCTTGTGTCATGTTTTTTTCTTTTAATTTAGCTTTTAGCTTCGCAGTATTTATCATATATACCTCCTTTTTTTATCTCTTGAGTATTCTCAAGTTAATACGATTATAATTCATAAAAAAATATTTGTCAACTACTTTTTTGAAAATACTCAAAAAAAAATTAAATTTTTAATAAAAAAACTTGAAAATAATCAATAAAAAGTGTTATAATGTTTTCATATTAAAGGAGGTATTTTATGAAGGTTAATGAAATTATTAAAAAGAGAAGAAAAGAATTAGGTTTAACTTTAAAACAAGTTGCTGAAAAATTAGGAGTATCTGAAAGTCTAATTTCTAGATATGAAAGTAATGATGTTAAAAACATGGGAATAGATAAAATAATTCCATTAGCCAAAGTTTTAGACACTACACCAGCATTTTTAATGGGATGGGAAACAAAAAAAGAAAAAGAAAATATAAATTTAGAAACTGTAAATACTGACTATATAATGATACCTTTATATGAGAGTATTTCAGCAGGATATGGGGCTAGTAATTCTGAATTTATAGAAATGATTCCAGTTTTTGGATTAAAGAAAAATGGAACAACATATTTTGCTGTAAAAGTTGAAGGAGATAGTATGGAGCCTAAAATACCAAATGGCTCTACTATCATAATAAAAAAGGATATACAAATTGAAAGTGGAGAAATAGGTGCATTTAATCTAAATGATGAAAATTTTGTTAAACAAAAAAAAGTAGTAAAAGACAGATTAATTCTACATTCATTCAATTTAGCTTATGATGATAAGTTAGTGAATGAATATGATGATTTTAAAGAATATGGAAAAGTTGTAAAAGTAATGATAGATCTATAAATAAAAAAAATACCCCTCTCGAGTTCGTAACTCTAAAGGGGTTAAAAAGAGTGTGTCCTCTTTTTTGTTCACCTACACAAATTATAGCACACTCTTGCTTTTTATGCAATTTTAAAAGGAGAGTGATTTTGTATGGCTGGCAGAAAAGCTAATGGAGAAGGTACTATCTCTACAGTTATAAGAAATGGTAAGACTTATTATAAAGCAAATATTACAGTTGGCTGGGATAGTAATGGTAAACAAATCAGAAAAAGTTTTGGTAGCTATAAAAAGGCTGTGGTACTCGATAAAATGAATACTGCTAAATACCAGGCTAAGACTAACAGTCTATCCAATTCTGATATCAGTTTTGGGGAGCTTTTTAAAGACTGGATCTTTAATTTCAAAAAGATAGAAGTTAGCCCTAATACTTTTTATGAGTATGAAGCAAGTTATAGATTAAGATTAATGAACTATTCTATTGCTAGAAAAAAGGCTAATCAAATAACTTTAAAGGACTTGCAGCAGTATTTTAATGAGTTGCAAAAAGATTTTACTGCTAATACAATTAAAAAGACTTATATCCAAATCCACTCTTGTATAAAGTTTGCTATTATACAAGGGATTATGATGAAAGACTTCTGTCCTGGAGTAACATTACAAAAAATAACTAAAAAAGAAAATATAAATGTGTTTTCTAAACAAGAGCAGGAAATGGTTCTTAAAACTTTAGACAAAAGAGATATTGTTGACTGCTTAATTTACTTTACATTTTACACAGGGCTAAGACTTGGAGAAGTTTTAGGGCTACAGTGGAGCGATATTAAGGATAACATGGTTAAGATTACTAGACAGTACAGAAGAAATGTTGACGTGGATAAGGTAGATGATAGGAAATTAACTTATACATTTAAAGAATTGAAAACTAAAAACAGTGCAAGAGAAATTCCATTGCCAGATAAGATCCAGGAGCTGCTAAAAGATATCCCACGTCAAGGCCAACTGATTTTTTCTAATCTTGGTAAACCTATTGAACCAAAAAAACCTCAGAGAAGAATTGCCTCTATATGTAAAAAATTAAATATACCACATAGAAGTTTTCACTCAATAAGACATAGCTATGCTACGAGATTATTTGAGATGGATATCCCAATTAAAACAGTTCAAGTCTTGCTAGGACACGGTGATATAGCTACTACTATGGATATTTATACGCATGTTATGAAAGAAAAGAAATTAGAGGTTTTAGATAAATTAAATAACTTGTAAAAAAATAAGAGATTCTTAATTGAATCTCTTTTAACTTTGTCTGTTTTTTGTCTGTTGTAATTTTTATATTTTATAGATATTTATAAAACTTTATTAAGTTTTTAGCTTTTAAAACTTACGATTTTTAGCACATTTCAAATTTTATAAAATCTTATTAAATAAAATGGTGCCTAGGAATGGATTCGAACCATCGACCGTACGGGTATGAACCGTATGCTCTAGCCAA